TATTAAAAAATCTCTTATCACTCCTGATGTTCTGAATAAAGGAGGAGTACCATCCGTTGCAATAGCTGAAAGATTAGCAAAGTTTGTTGAAGTTCCCATCAAATAATATTGGGGTGTGTCCACTCCATTACTAACAATGAGATAATCTCCAAATTGAGTAAAAGTAAAATAATCGGTATCGCCTCCGGTTAAACTTGATTTTCTTGAAGTAAAAGTTCCTGAAGATAATTGATAAATGTCTGTTTTAGTTGCAGCAAAATTATAGCTAGTATTATCAGTGGATCGAAATGAACCTGCTGCTTTAGATAAAGCTCCAATATTATTAGAACTATAAGTAGTTAAGGAAGGAAAAGGTTTATAACTTCTAGCAGCAAAATAAACATTCTTTGCTACATTCGCACCTGGATTCATAAACTTGGGTTGATCCGGTAACCATTCTCCAAAAGGTAGTTGCATCTATTTCCTATTCGTTGTTACTGACTATTACTTTACCTTGATCGGCAAAAGCACCAGCCACCGTTACATCTGATCTAGTTTGTAATGGAGATCCACTCCATTGATCTTCTCTGTCATTTCTTTCAATTCGTTCTAATCCTGTTTGATAAAGTTGTAACCAATTCTGTAATTTAGTAGGATCAATTCCTCCTAAAAAATTAGCGGCATGATAAAGGCTGCCGTATAAATAAATTCCAGGATGATTTTCTAAAATCCAGTTGGTTGCGGTACTTCCTGATAAGGGAGTAATCGCTTTGTAATAATTTAAGGTTGATGTGTAAGTTGTGTCAGGCGTTGGAGCAAATCTAAAATTGGTTCCTAATAGGGTATAAACATTAGGTCGCCCAGTCGTAGAACCTCCTTTGATTTGGTCCATTTGAGTTGGAGCCATATAAGTTAGAGAATATTTTACTGCACCTTGAACAATATAAAAATCTCTGACTTGTAAAAATCCTGTGGGTACAGCTACCGTTTCATCATCAATAGAAAAAGCTGCATCGGAAGTGAGCATGGCTTTAATTCTTAATTTAGAATTATATTCCGCTTCTACCAGTTTAATAAAATCATCACCAATCTCTGTCGTTAAATCAGAACGGTTCAGCCAATTTGCGACTGCTGCTTTTACTTCGGTATAAGTTGATAATGCCATTATAATCTTCCTGGTGCGGTTCTAAAATATCTATATTCGTTGCTGTTTAGTTTTTCTTTTAAAATTTTGTTTTGTATTTCTTTAGGTAAACTAAGAAAATTATTGGTTCCATTATATTCTTTTGCCCAAATTTCCAAAGCTAATGTAGGAATAGAAGCTACTCTTTTAAATCCTTTGCTGGGAGAATAACCATCGTTTTGATTATAGAGTTCTTTATTCGTTTTTAAATGAGAATCAACATTCAGTTCTTGTTTAATACCAATTTTTTCATCAAGCTCTTCATTGATAAAAGTTGTTTTCATTAAACCTTCAACTTGTGTTTCTTTTTTCATTCAACCTTGACCTCTAGTTTTTTTTCTTTTTGGTATTCGTTTTGAGTACACCTTCGCATGGCGACCTGGTCTTTTTTTTTTAGTCCTTTTATGATAATTATTTACCCCATATTTGGGTAACTTACCCATTAGGACATTTCAGTAATATAGCAATCACCAGTACCTAACGCAGCAAATTTAACTCCCTGCTCAGGAACTTTAATTATTTCTACTGTTGCAGCAGGAATATATAAGTCTGCGGCAGTAGCCGTAGGTGCTGCAGCAAAAGCTATATTCATAGCAGCCGTTGCAACAATTCTTACAAATACTGTATCTTCATTAAAAGCCGTTGATGATGCAGCACTTGATCCTGATGGCGATATTTTGTGTGTTGTGCCTGGTGCTAATCCGTAATTATAAGCCATTTGTTTTTTTTCTCCTATTTAATTTGTGAGGGTGGAAAAACCGCTAGGTCAGAGCCACCCCCCAATTTTGTTTATACTATCTTCTTATGATGATTGTATAGTGCAAACTGTGAGTGTTAGTCGAAGCTCCATCAGTAGCAATACCGATATAGCCATCTTGCTCTACATTATTCGCACCTGTCGGTTCACAAGTATCTACATCTCCGGCTGCTGAACCAGAATATGCAACTGTAATTGTTCCGCCAGTCATAGCTGTTGTTCCTACTTTTAAAGTAATTCCAGCATCTGCCGTTGCAATTGTTCCGCCTAATACAGTGATAACTTTAATTACTCTACCACCATCAGGCACAGCGATTCTTGAAGTGAACGCAGTTGATATATCATCGATTTCTCCAGTTAAGAAATAATCGTTTAATGTTCTCATTTTTTTGTCCTCATTGTTCCGCCCTTAATCTAATCTCAGGACTTCAATGTTAATATAAATGCAAGGGGAGCAGATTTTTTAGATTACCCCCCTTACACTGTTAGATATTACGAAGTAGTTACGTCAGTAACCATTCCACTTGATCCTTCATTTTTTGCTTCAAGAGTATATTCAACTACCAAGAATCTTTGATCTGCATCAGCAGTCTGTGCAGGATGTTGGAGTTTGAAATCTCTTAAAAAAGCAACTGCCCAAAAGTCCATTTCAAGCAGGTAAACATCTTGTCCTCTTCGGATAGCAGTCCCATCGGATTTTCTAATCCAACGATCAGGAACAACTTTCATTGTTCCAAAATCAGATTCGTAAACATCGATAGAAGTCATTAATCTTCTGTCTTCTGCTTTGTCGAATCTAGTTGCTCCTCCTGTGAAGAAAGATAGTTTCTGTTTATTGAAGCCATTAAGCATAATCGTATCAGGATTTCCTCCTGTGTCCCAAGTAGTTTTCAAAGTTGATCTCAGTAAAGTTTCTGTGAATGCTCTTTGAGTTCCATCAGTTCTAGCAGCACCGCTACCAGCTCCTGACCCACCTGTTCCAGCAGATACATTAGTAGAAATCCATGTTGGAAGTCCACCTAATGTTCTTGCTACTGTATTACTACCTATTGCTTTCGCTGTGTTAGACAAAAGAGCATTTTCCATATCTCTTTTTAATTCTTTCGCAGCCTTAGCGACTTGATATGCTAACTCAGAACTTCTTCCTGCCGCAAGAACGGCATCGTCTGTACCAGTAACCTGGACAGCTTTCGTTGAAATTTGAGTATAATCAAATGCTAGAGTTGTAGAAGTTAGCGAACCATAAGAAATAGCAGCTCCTTCTATTGCAGCATTAGCAGCAACAGCAGACAGTGTATCTGTTTGCCAATCGTACTTAGTGTTAGTGGCTTTTGTTTTGCCGATACCTGACATGAAGGGAGTGTCCGTAGGTGATATATTATAAATTATATCAGATAGGTCCTCTCTTATACCAACTGTATCGTAAGTTGTTAAACCAGCCATTGTTTTTTGCTCCTTAGCTTTAGTTGTTATACATATTTTGCCAAAAGATCGGTAGCATCTCTAGGATTACCACTTCTCTTCAGACGGTTAATTTTATCCAACCTTGCTTTACTGGTTTGTTCATCTTTAGTTTCTTTAATGCCGGACTTTATGACTTTGGCTGGTTTGACTTTCTTACTAACCAAAGTTGGTTTCAACTTTTGGGCGTTCTGATGCGTCATTGCATCCATAATCACATCAAACATTCTTGAATCATAAACCTGGTTAATTTCTTGATCGTTGAAATTTCTACCTAGTAAATAATTTCTCATGTTCGTTTTAAGAGATGATCCTTTTATTGGATCCCCAAATTCAGGATGTTTTAAAGCAACCTTCTTTTGTTCTTCCCTTAAAATTTCCTGAAACTGATCTTCTTGGTGTGAACGTAGCTTTCTTTGAGCTTGTGCGACTGTTTCTCTTCTTCGCCTTATTTTTCTCTCAAGTTTCGCAGCTTCAGTTGGGTCCTCATCAAATAACTTATCCAATTCTTTTGAACTGAGTTCGCTATTGACTTCAGCATTTAAAGTCCTTGTAAGATTATCCAATCCTTCAAGTTTGGTCGAATAGTCTTTGGTTAGACGATCTTTGTCGGATAAAAGCTGTCGTTTTTCGATAGCTAGTTCTTCCGTCTTTCGTCTATAATCGGCATCTTTTTGATAACCTGCTTTCAGTTCATCAAGGTCAACATCGATTTTTTCACCATTGACTATTATTTGGTGTAAATCGGTTACTTGAGTTTCCTCAGCGTTTACTTTTTCAGACGCTTCTTCTTTTTCCGTAACTTCCTTTGCAGGTTGAGCTTCAGAGTTTTTTTCTTCAGGTTGAACTTTAGAATTATCCTCAGTTTTATCTTCGGTTTTCTTTGGCTCTTCCTTCGCCACTTCTTTTTGTGGTTCGCTAGTTATCTTGGTATTAACTTTACCTTGATCTAGCAACCCCTCAACAGCGTTAGCAGCACCTTGCATTGCCTTATTAGACAATAATGGATTTACATCAGACATACCTGTCCTCCTTTGTTAAGCTCCCTTAATTGGGTTGGCTTATTTTAACCTATCGGCTAAAATTTTTT